GTTTACTTTTGTAAATACTGCCATGATAAATTTCCTTTAAGTTAGTGGGTTGTTGCCCTACTTTTATTTATACAATCGGCAAAAATCACTGGGGTTGAGTATTGTTTTGGACACGATTTTGAGCAGCAAACGCAGTGGAATCGAACCTACTGACCAGTTTGCCATAGCCTGCAGGTGTGGCCATTACCCAGCCTTCGCCGCCAGGATTGGCCATGTCAGCCTGTCCTTTAAGATGCATCTTCAAGGCATGTAACAATTCAAATGCCTGGAATGATGCGGCCAGAGCCTGTGCATTGCTGGTAGGGCTGTTGAGATATTCCACTATGTTGTTGAATTTTCTTGGACTTGTCTTGGCCTGCAAATAATCTCCAAACTCTTCTAACAATTGCTGTGCAGATTGTAACGGCGCACCCACTTTGGTATTAATAAAATCCACTGCCAACTTGAATAGATCAGTGATCTGTTGTGCTCTAAGTTCAGCAGGATTGAACAGTGTTCGCATGGCAGCACCTTGTGTGGTCATGATCTGTCGGAGTTGTTTTTCTATAGCACTATCAGTTTCTAATGTCTTAGGTGTAGCTGGTTTTTCTAGCAGCAGTCCCGGGACCGGATTGAATGCTACGCCTTTTAATGGTTGTCGCGGTTCACCTTGATTTGCATACATTGAATGTATAGCGATACCTATCTGTGCGGGTTGCGATCCAGTTTCAGGACTGCCAGTGATGCGTTGGCCCATTGCGCTCCGGACTGGTATACGATATTCAATGGTGTTGGGTTTGAACACATAGTTGCCAGCTTCAACAGGTGGTGTTCGCATGAACAACAGATCGCCCTTGACATAGCCACGGAAGTTGGGCGGCAATGCAGCGTCTAGTATTGGAAACAACGTAGCATATATCTGTATCAGTTCAGTTCGATCACCCGATCTGGTATTTTGGATGTTGGCCATCATCTGCGGACTAGTAGCCAGGCCGTCATAGCCCTTGGCATCAAATCCTGATCCATCTGTGAGTACAAATTCGCCGGTATCGGGTTTGCGGCCAAATATCACAGCAGGCTTGCCGTCCCATTTAGCAGTGGTAGTCTGTTGTGGTGCTTCGGTAGCATGTTTGACTATGTCCAAGGCTTTTTGTATGCCCGGTGCTCCCATGCGAAATACATAATCTTCCAGGTGTTCAATACCTTTGGCACGGCCACCCACTCCGGCTTCCGCAGCTTCAATCACTGGGCGTTGATGTTCAACCAAGGCCACATATCCGCGATTCACGATGCGATCACGCAATCTAGCTAGGAAATATGCATCACCTTCTTTCACTGTTTGATCAGGTTCTTGTAGGCCTTCGCCGGCTAGATAACCGCGGAAGTCTTGAAGTTTGGCATCTCGGGCAGGATCTTTAGCTAATGCAGCATAGATTGATTCTACATTCTTGAGATTATTGCGAGTAGCACCACGTCCTAATAATACCTCTGCTACATAGTCAGGATCCATACCGCCTTGTACCAGTTGATTTGTGGCTCGAGAAAACATGCCATTGGCACCTACTTTGAGTCCCAGTTGTTTGGCTATGCTCGACATCAGTACATTTCGGTTCACGCCCTTGTAGGCCGAATCTGTGCCGCCGGCATAAAAAAATTGTCCCCAATCCAGGTTAGGGAAGAACATAAAGTCGGTCTGCACAAATCCACGATTGGCATCACCGGCAATGGGTGTTTTAAGATGTACCTCACCTTTTTTGACCACATATTCTCTAGGATCCAGTCCTTGACTTTGAACAAATTGTGAAAGAATACCAGCCAGTTGTTCTTTTGAAACTTCGTTGAGATCTACTGCAAGATCCAAGTCTCCCGATGTGGGTGCCTTGCCAGTTGATCCTAACCAACGTGTGGGAATTCCATCATCACCAAGTTCTGTACTAAAATCTAGGCCAGTGACTTGCTCTATCCATTGAATAGTAGCAGGAACGTCTTGACGGTTGATACGCTGTGTGAGTGGCTCGCCTTTGGGCCCTTTGAAAACATTGCCGCCTTCTAGTAAATGTCTCATGGTGCTGTACCTGCCTGCAATGCCTGCATGTAGGCCGCATGTTGCGGATTGTTCGGATCAAATGGCATCCATCCTAAACCAAAATTCATTTCAAATTGTCCTGTGGTGGTTCGTCTGATACTGCCATGATTTACTTGATTTGTTGATGCCGATGCTGGCGGTGGTGCAACTGGGGCGGCTTGCCCTGCTTGCGGAGCCGGATGGAATTGCAAAAGAACTCCTGCTTCGTATGCAGCCTTTGCAATCATTTGAAATCTTGCTAATTCTTGTGTGGCAGGTGTTGCTGCATTGAGATTGCTCAATTGATGCATGCCGGCCAGCATGCGATTCATTATGCCGTCGGCTTGGTCAGTATAAACCGTGGTGGGATTGCCATTGGCATCCACCTGAGATACCATTTGATCTAAGTTGGTAAAATCTGCACCTTTAAGAAATGCATTGTGTGCTATTATGGATTTTAATCCTTTTCTCAGATTAAACTTAGCTTGTGAACTTATCTGTGCGGGATCTGTGACTCTATCTGCTGCCATGGCTCGAGATACTTGTTCGGCCCATTGACGTTGCATAGATTCGGCATTTTGTCTGACCAACAACGGTGCCTGAGCCAGTGCTTCCAGTTCGGGGGTTGTTTTTTGCTCATCGGGCACCTTCACTCCCATCTGGTCTAGGAATCCTTTGGCCCAGGGACCAACTTCATTGAGTCTAGACTTCCTGGTCAGTTCATGAATTTGCATCGGTTTTCCTTACTGATCTAGAGAATTTACCAGCATTTTTTGTGCGTATGGCATTGAGAAATTTCCTGTTGAGAGCTTCGGCTGTTTCTGCATCAAATTCTTGGTCAATTTGTTCGAGCAGTCTCACAGCATTGGCTATTATGGTGGCCGCTCGATTTTCAATGACCAGCCGACGATCGCGTTCGATGTACAGACTGTCCAGTTCTTCTAGGATGCTGCGTGTTTTCTTTTGCATGTAAATCAATGGCCTTTGGATTATTTAGCGATTTCTGGATGTGAATAAATATCTATTACAAGGATACCAACCAATGACCAGCAGCATCAACCCACAAAACATCGATGGCAACTACCCAGTAGCCGGCGTACCTAATAATACACAGGGATTTCGTGATAACTTTACCAACATCCAAACAAATTTTACCTATGCCAAGAATGAAATAACAGATCTGGAAAACAAAGCCATTCTCAAAAGCGCATTGAGTGGTACCACGCTGGACAACAACATGGCAGATCAATTGATCTACTCTGCGCTGATCCGAGACTTTTCTGGTAGCTTGGTTCAAAATACTGTTACCTCAGGATCTGTCACATTGGATTATTCTGCCGGGCATTATCAAACTGTGAGTACTACTGGTAGCATAACATTGGGATTCTCTAACTTTCCCGCTGCCGGTACTGTGGGCATGATGCGTGTGCAAGTCAACATCACCAATACTTCTTACACCATGACCTTGCCAGCTGCGGTCACACTGGGTGTGACTGGTATACAAGGTATCAGTTCTAACGTGATTACTTTTGGTGCCACAGGGTATTACGAATTTGGATTTGTGACCAGTGATGGTGGTACTACTGTTACTGTGTTTGATTTGAATAGACCTCTCAGTTATTATACCAACACTGTGAATGTAGCAGCTACTACTTCAAGCACCAGTACTATCACAGGTGCGGTGATCGTGGCCGGTGGGGTAGGAATCGCAGGAAACTTGTATGTGGGTGGTGACATATTTGGTAATGTGACTGTGACAGACATTGCGTTGGGAAATGTGTCTGCATCTGGATTTGTCAGTGCAACTGGTAACGTCACAGGTGGCAATTTGATAACCGCAGGATTATCCACAGTCACTGGTAATGTGCAAGGTGGTAACATACGCACAGCAGGACAGGTATCAGCCACAGGCAACATCACAGGCGGTAATGTGTTGGGCGGAGCCAATGTGAATGCCACTACTCATACTGGCACCACTGTTAGTGTGACCGGTAATATCACAGGTGGTAATGTGCTGGGCGGAGCCAATGTAAATGCAACTACTCATACAGGCACAACTGTCTCAGTTAGTGGTAATGTCACAGGTGGAAATATTTTAACAGCTGGTCAGGTAAGTACTACCGGTAATGTATTATTTTTAGCCGGTACCGCAGTGCCAGTTGGCGGCACCGCAGGCGCTGGCATAATGATGTCGAGCACTGCACAATTAGGTGTATTCTTTGGATCTGGCGCGCCAACACTGGCAGCAGCGCAAGGTAGTTTATATCTTAACACCAGTGGGTCTAGTACCAGCACACGTTTGTATGTGAATACCACCGGCAGTACCAGCTGGACTGCTGTGACCACTGCTATCTAATTATTTCTTGATATTGCCCAACAACTGCTTGAGCTTGTTGCTCTGTACTTCTACGCCAATCTTGGGAGTAGGATCAAATGGATCTATTCCCGGCTTGGGTTGAGCACGTTCCCAAGCATTACCGGTCTGAACAGGCTCACTTGGTGTAACACTTGCACGAGCTTTGATTGAATCCATAATGGATGTTTGTGGTTTGGTGTAACCAGTTCCTTCGTCTCCACCTTCATCCGTGATGCGCATGGTTTCAATGTTGTATTCCAAATCAATCTTTTGTCCCACGCCTGTGGAACTACGCGATTTCATACATTGGATCTGATATTTGCCACGCTCTTTCATTGATCTGCTGGTAAAGATACCAAACACATTGTCTGCTGTGTTGATCTTACTGATACCACCCGCGATGTGGCTGTGATCAAATTCTACTTCTTCCACCGCACTACGATTCAACTGCGATGCAGTGACCATCAGTATCTTTAGTTCTTTGGCCAAGTTGCGCAGTTCTTCACTCACATACTTGTCTTTGATAAACTGATCATTGGGATTGACTTTGACACTGATTGGCATCAACAAGTCCAAATAATCAACCATGACAAAATCCACACGTTTGCTGGTCTGTATCTGATATTCTTTCAAGTATGATCTGATGTCATTGATGTTGCTCTGTGCCGGCATGCCTTTGACTTGATAGTTGCCAGACTTCTTGCCCATCATCTTGACCTTGAGTTCAGTGGTGTCAATGTCTCTGCGGATGTCTCTGGTGCTCATGTTTGTGAGCATGGCATCTGTACGCAAACTGGTCAGATCCTCACTCAGTTCCAATGTGATATACACTCCACTGAGTCCTTGTTGCAACCAGTTCAGTGCGATGTTCATCATGACTAGACTCTTGCCCGAGCCAGAGCCGCCTGCAAATATGTTCAGCTCGCCGCGACTGAATCCACCATACAGCAATCGATCCATCTGCGCCCATCCTGTGCTCACTTGCCCGCCTGAGTTAAAATAGTTGTTGATACGACTTGCCGGATCAGCAAAGTAATCTGTGCCCATGTCCTTGGTCAGACTGATCTGTACTGCATCTTTGATCAGCTTTTCAACTGGACCATACTCGCCCTTTTCCAGCAAGTCTGCTGATTTCAAGATGGCACGTTCCAGTTCTTGTCTGCGTGTGAATGATTCAAACTCTTCCATGAACCATTCATAATGCCCTTCATTCAAGTCGGGCACCGCCTGTAGTCGGATTCCTGTGGTGGCCGATATCTGCGTGATGTCCGGCAGTGTTTTGTGTTTTTCGCTGTGTTCTTTGATAAACTCTGCTGCTGCTCGCAGGCTCTTATCAAAGTTCTCTGGATTGTAAATGTTTTGCACCCGCACATAGCTGGCAGCATCCTCCAATATCATTTCCAGGAATAATTTCTGTACATCAATGCTGTAATCTTTTAACAAGTTGCTTTTTCCTTAGTTCTATTTTGATCTTACTGGTGTTTCTGTTTTCAAATATAGTTAGCAAAGTTGCCAACCTCCCATAACGAACCACGCTGTCATTCACATCCTTGATGTCGACCGGCCAAGGTGGCATACTCACTGCCCAACCCAGTTCCACAGCACGATCTACCAGTTCCATTCCGGCTAGATCTTGATCCGGAACCACTGTGATCTCTTTACCTAGACTGCGGATCAATCTGGCTTGTTCATCTGATATGGTGCTGTGCATCACTGCTAGGCCACCAATGCATAACGCATCAAATATACCTTCCACCACAATCACATGTGTCCAGTCTGAGTGTTGTAAGTCTGTACCAAACACATATCCTGGTTGGCTGTTGCTGATGTATTTGGGGGTGCGATTGTCTAAAAATCTTTGTGTGTGTCCTACTATGCGATTGTCATAGGTGAATGGTATGATCACGCTGGGGCGATGCTTCCATGCTTGTTCCGGATGATCCTGTATCATCACGGGATAGTCATCAGGCACACACCTAAGCCTTAGGTACTCTCTACGCAGATCTTCGCCTGTCAGCAACTCACTCAATGGCGGCAGTTCTTGTTCGTCAAATCGTATATCCGCCAAGGTATTGAACAGCCTTTGGCGATCATCAATGATACCATGTATGCTACGATGCCTTAGGCTTTCTAGATTCAACGCATCAATCTCTGCGTCCGGCACACCCATCCAGCCCAAGAGCCTACGGGCTTTAAAGCTCACTGGGCGGCCAAGGATAAAGCTGGCGGTGTAGGTACAGTTGAAGCAGTGATAACTCCAACCAGATTCTGTGGGCTTGAGACCTCCGCGGCTTCGTTTATCCGCTGTGCTGCCATTGTGCTGACAGCACACAGCGTTAAACGATACCCAACCCGACGGCGTGGCTTTGCGTTTTGCCGGTAGATATTGCAGGATGTCTAGCATCCGTATAGTTTAACAGATTGTTTGAGCAATCGCAACGATTATCGGTATTGTACGTTGCGGATCAAGCCATTTGAGAATATCACTGTGGCCGCTAATGATCCTTGGAATTGTAATGGAAGGTATCCCGAACCACCATTGGTCACGTTAATTGAACTGACCGTTCCACCTGGATTGACCGTGGCCACTGCTTCGGCACCTGCACCGTTACCTAAGATTTGCACATATGGTGCAGCCACATAATATTGTCCTAAACTATTCAAACTGATGCCAGTGACCACTCCATCCACCACATTGGCAGTTCCGCTGGCGCCGTAACCAATGCTGTTGTTCATGGCCAATCTAAGCAAAGGATGGAATCCTACTATGTTGAAGTAATCGCTTACGGTGTCATCTAGATATTGACGTGCTTCTGACACATCGGTCCATACCGCTTCGTAATTCTCAGCGGCTTGTATTTTAACCGTGCCAGTATAATGCACAAGATCAAACTTAACGGTGGTAAACGATGTTTGGTTGGTGTTGATGTAGCTGGAATAAAATTCAGTTGCTTGTATGCTGTTGACCGGTTGCGGGGTCAATGCCCAGTCAGGAAATGCTGTGGGTGCTGCACCAACATATTGATTCTTTCCATATAGATCCGGGATGGTGCATTCGGCACTGGGGATGAAACTAGGAAACACACTATCTACAATATTGCAATCAGCACGAGCTGCACTATCCGCACCGGTGTACGCAGCTTGTACATAAGCGCCGGCGGCACGTTCTATGCTGTAGCTGGCAGGTTGTGATTGTATGTTAATGGTGTCTGCGCTGTTGAGAACCACTTTCACACGGCCTGTGCTTGCACTCAGGGTCTCCATGTCTTTGACCAATAGTAGTCGACTGCCGGATTGGTCGATTAATCGGAACACAAATGTGCTACCGGTGATGTTTACAGGTTTCTGATCTTGATTGATGAACTCAAACAATAGAACATTGTCAACACCTTTGTTGATGGTTAGGGTTTTGGCGTACACAGGGTCGTACCTCGCAGTAAAGTATCCTCCACTGGTGTCTACTAAGAGCACTCGTGTGATTTGTTGGTAAAGATAAGCGGTGGTAGAATACATATTCTATTATTTATCCGAAAAAGACTGACCATAAATACCCCAATGGGCAATAACGTATTTGAAAAATTAACTGAGAAATATCCATTTATCAGCTTGTGCATGTATGCAAACGCTGAGTATGTGGGTGTTATCCAGAACAAAGATGATGTGGTAACCACCATCTATGACTTCGGTGCCGTGGCCGATCAAATGGACAAGATGTTATACTTGGAATTGGCATCTGTGTGGTGGTGGGAAAGCAATAGATCCATCCCCATCAACATCTTCTTGCGCAAAGATTGGGAACCATTCCGCTACACATTGCGCACATTCGTCAACAAAGATCTAGAAATAATGCACGGGCCTGCTTGCAGTTTGCTGGACATAGCCCGCAAAAAAAGCAAACGCAAAAGCATCATGCTGGTGCGACGGCTTGATTAAGCAGATTCATATGCAATGCTACCAGGGCCGCATATCCTAATGCGTGAGCTTTTTTAAACACATATCCCCGACTATCGTCACCATCCCACACTGATCCAAACACAGTCGGCCAAGATTGATTCTGTAAGTGCGCTTTGCCCGGACGTATGATAGAGATAAATGCTGCCATCCTAGGAATTGAATCTGGTCGCATGCTCTGTAACAATGCTGTGTAGTTGCCCACATGCACCAATTGCTGTGCCCAGGTCGAATCCTGCCATAGACGATCCCAGGGCGGCGTGTTAGACAACATCTCGTCATAGTGTGCAGGATCTTGAATCAGGCCATACACGCCCATGTTCAAAAAGTCTATCTTGAAATAGCCACGTGACTCGGCAGTTTCGTAATCTATTGCTGCACACCCCAACACAGGATCTTGCGGAATATCTGTTACATACACACCCGAATTGTGTTTTCTTGCTGTGTCTTGATGCAGTTGCCGTGCAGGTGTGTGCTGTATCAGTTTCAACACCAGTTCTCTGTCAGCAAAGTCAATGTCAATGTCTGCGCTCATGCTACCATCCTGCTTGTTTTAACATTTCTTTTGAGTATTCCTGGTCAGCTGGATATGTTTGGAATTTCTTTTGCCACACATCTGAATCAATATAACTCCAGATTATAGCCACCTGATCCGGACTCAGCTCGCTCAAGAACTTCTGTCCCGATTCGCTGTTGTAAATCGCCCACGGACTTATACGACCAGTGGTTATGGCATGGCATATTGCATTAGCGTTGCCATATCGTAAACAATCATGCGCTGGGTTGCCAGTTTTTTCTGACCAATCTAGACCATATTCCATTGCTCGTGCAAGTGCATCATCCACTGCTTCTAGTGTGAGATAATTTGTTAGATACTCTGTGTACACTTGATCGCTGCACCAACGATCAATCTTCTTCTGTTGCTTGAGTAACCAGGCCATGAACCTTTCTGGATTGATCACCCGTGTGTTTACACAATAGTGTCCAAATTTTACAAAGGCACGATAGTAAGATGATGTTTCAAAATCTTCAAATGTTTTAGATTTGGCCGAGCCCTGCATGGTCTCGTAGAATCTCACATAGGCTTGCAATGCCAGCTGTACACCTCTATCCCCGCGTTGCAGTCTGCGGCGCTTGGGCTCGCACATGTGTACTTCGATACTGCTTTCTCTTGAGAAAGTTTTATCACAATAACCGCAAGTGAATGTCATTTCTTTTCATTGCCGCTGGATTTGTTGTAAGCATCAATTTCTTTTTGTGTGACCAGTTGCGCCATCACATCAATCTCATCATCTTTGTATGTGGGAAATATGGCCATTAGTGCTTTTCTTTTGGCACTGAGTCCTGCTTCTTTCTTCTTGGGTGCGATCCAGCTGTGTCTCATCACGCCCATGCCCGGGCTTGCAGCCGTAGCACACAGCCATTGCAGTTTGGGATGTTTGGCTATGTCAAAGAAGTGCTTGTTGAGATAGTGATTGGTGCTCTGCACATAGTATTCTTGTAGTTCTTGACTGCCACCCACTGCTGAGCCCCAACGTATCATGAGGAATGTTGAAAACTTTTTGCGTTCCTCGGCAGTGAGCTCGTCATAGAAGTCACGGTTCTTCACATCCAGTTGCCGCATCTCGTTGCTAATGTTTAGTTTGTCGCTCATTTTGTTTTGGTCAAGTTATAGATTATTATAGCACGATCCAAGGCATCTTGTAAAGTGGGATTGGTGCGGGCTGCTCTGCGAATGTTGCCCCACATTTTGTCTTCCATCATCGAGTCGCGGCGGGTTTTCATTCCTGCCCTGATGTCTGCGTCTCGCCGCTCTTCGTAGGTGCCGTAATCGTATCCCACTTCCGTTCTTGTGCTGGGATCTGCGCCGATTTCGCGCATGTACACCGTGTCACCATCACGTTCATATATGTATGTGGCATCCGGTTTTAACTGCCCCATTACCAAGCCTTATTATAGTCCACTATTTCGCAGTTGCGACTGATGTCTTTGACAAAATACACACAATCGGGCTCTGCGTCGTCATTCAATGGCACTGCTAGCAATTGGCCATTTTTGAGTTTGGGTGCAAACCAATTGACTTCGTGATACACATCCAAGATTTCGATGTCAGGAAAGCTGGGACGGAAACTGGTCAGCGGATTGAATTGGAATACCTTAAACCCTCGATCATTAATGCTGGTGAGTGGCAGCACTTCGAGGTCGCCTACATCTGGTTCACCGATCAGGATCTGCCAGTCCATGGGCATTTTGATAGTGGCATCGCCTATCCTTAATACCAGTGCAGGTGCATTAAAACTTTCCAGGAATATGAGTGGTATAAAATGATAGTCTGGATCTTTTGGATCCGAGTTATCCAAGATGGCAAATCTCATATCATCAACTTCGTCGGGCAAGTGGTCTAGGTCATAAAAGCTATTGTCTAAAGTTAGTATTCTCATAGTTATATTATAGTGTATATTTCAAGCAAAGTCAACCCTAGTAACTTAATTTCCAATTGCGTATAGTAGGATCATAATAAAAAACAATATCGCTACCTGTTCGAAATTGATCTTTGATAGATTTGGCAACATTACCAAACCAGCAGTTGTCGCTGTGCAAAACAACATCCTGAAAAAATATTTGCCATTTTAATACAATCATTGGAAAATTTTTGCCCACAATATTGTTAGGTATGGTGATTTTTATATCGTGTTCAACATTGGATTGATTCAAGTTGATGATGATCGGCTCTGTTTGACCTGTTTTGATTAATTTTAAATCATTGAACCGATCCAACATAGTGAATAATCGATTGAATTGGTTGGCTGTGTAAATTGTTTTTTGTAGATCGTACTGCTGAGTGAAGTCCTGATTGGCATGGTCAACAAAGTTCGACCCAACAGCAATGCCTGGATCAAATTCGTATGATTCATTCATGGACAAATCAAGTACAAATATCGGATGATCTTGATAGACTTCTGCCCACACTCTGAATCCCGAAGGTATAAATTGTCCGCCACGATCAACTGCATGATTGCTTAGTTTTAAAATATCTTCACCGAATATCTGTGTGTTGATAGTTTCGCTGACATACACGTCGGCTTGAATATTGCTGTCGATAAAATCAATGCAATGGGTTTGAATTTTATTCTCAAGACCTAATTTTTGTAGATTTTGATTGAGATATTCAAATCTATCTGCATTTCTTTCAACAGCAATCACATGTTTTGCACCGGCTTGCAATGCCAACACACTCAGCAACCCGGTACCTGCACCAATATCGCATACGATCTTGTCCTTGGCTGCAAGATCTAATGCTTGTTTATAAAACTTATTTCGGCCGGTATCATTTAACATAGGCATGAACGCACCATCGTCGGCCATGAAATCAATTCCTGTTGTGTCACTGGCCATTAGTTAATTTTCATCCATTCTAATTTTTCAGCAGTGAATGGATAGTTGGCCTCTTTGTAAAACACCTTGCGTTTGTTTAGATGTCGTTTGGCAAACTTGCATGTGCTAGTGATATCCCATATCTGCACATGATCTTTGTCTTCGGCTTTGCGGATTCCACGTCCAATACTTTGGATCACACGCACAAAACTCTTGCCCGGCTCGATCAGCACAAGGTTAAAGATACGCGGTATGTTGATACCCACAGCAGCCACACCATATGTGGCCACGATGATCTTGCCATCACTCACAGCAATCTCATCATATTCAGTCTGGCGTACTTTGGTCTTGGTAGCACCAGATACAAACACTGCATGATCGCCCAAGCGTTCTACCAACTGGCGCCCACATTCTGTTCGATCTACCAACACCAAGGTATTGCCAGTTTCGTTAACTCGTTGTATAAGCGAAGCCATGGTATCCAGTCTGCCGGATTCTTCTAGTAGATATTTTAGTTCTGCCTGATAGTCTGCGTATTCCACATGATCTACCAATTGCACTATGTTCACATGGCAGTTGGCCAGCACACCAGCGTCTTGCAATGTGCTTGCAGATAGTCTACTGATAACCGGGCCAAGACTGACCAGCAATGCCTGGCTCTCAAACAGTTCTTTAGGTACAGTTCCGGTCAATCCCCATCGAATTGGCACTCTAGACATCACCCCTGTCAGCAGAGTTTTTAATGCATCTGCCTTGGCCATGTGTACTTCGTCTACCATCACACACACAACATCTTCTATGAACTCTTGGATGGTGCAGTCGCCTATGCCATTCTTGGTATTCTTCATGAGATTGTTTAGACTCTGCCAAGTACAAATGGTATGTGTTCGACCGTATTCTTTTCTGTCTCCAAAATACACGCCCACATCCAGTCCCATGTTGATGTAGTCTTTTTCTGTTTGGGTCACAAGACTCTTGTTGGGCACAATGACGATACTGCGACCATACTTGCCAACTGCGTCGCTTAATGCTGCTGTCATGATGGTTTTACCTGCACCGGTGGCCACTTCCTGTATGCATTGTGGGTTGGTTAAGAAGTTGTTGATGATCTCCACTTGATAATCGCGCAGCAGTATGGGCTGGCCTTCTGCAGGATGATTCTTGGGCCACAATCGATCGCTGTAGCTTTGTTCTGTGACCTGTGCAAACTCAAACGTGGTTGAGTATTCTCTGCGGTCATCTAGTTCGATGTCGTAGTCAAATCGTTCCAATAGCGGAATGATATCCGGCAACAGATTCACATATGTGCTGCCGCCCAGTTGAAAGTAGGATACTTTGCCGTCCCATCTTCCAAGTCGCACAGCTGGTAGATACCGTGCGTATGGAATATCGTATTTGAATGCTTTGACCAATGCTTTGCGAGCGTCAATATCAAGACCTTCAATCTTGATATTCACTTCGTCTTGTATGATTATGGTTGCTTGTTTCATATTATGACTGTGCCGTTTTGTAAAGCTAACCAAGTTTGATAAAGATTTTTGTCTAGATTGGCTATACCTAATTTTTCCAAGGATTCAATCGCGTGTCCGGCAAGTATGCCTTCTAATTTTACAATATCTTTAGTGTGATTTACGACCATGTTGGAGTAATGGATCAACATCTGTGCATAATCTTCAATGGTATTGGCACCACATTTTGATTGCATTTCTTCCCACACATGAGGTCTATGCATACTACGAAATCTTTTGGCTGCCCACATAGCCACAGCAAAATCCTGCACAGTAATTGCTATGAATTTGTGATATCGCAAAACATGATAATCAAGATCATGGCTTGGTATGCTGAGATATTTTGTCGATGTATCAATGATATATTGATCTTTTTCTTCATTGTTAGCAAACGTATGCGGTTTCTTAAGGCGTTGCCTTGCTGAAACATGTGATATGGCACTAAATTCAAATTCTGTATCTGTTGAGTCAATCAGGGCCGACAATAAATCTCCACAGGTGCCGCCAGTATAGCATACAATTTTTAAATCACTGGATTCCATGGATCTCCTTTATACACAAACCAAAATTTTAGATTACCATTGGTTGAGTCTGGGTTTTCGAGCTGATCATAATAGCCGTTTTGATCGGGTAGTTTTTTAGAAAAATCAACACTATGCCATACCAGTTGTAAGTCCAGTCTTTGTTTTAACGATCTAGCCCAGTCAGAGAAATGTGACTCCATATCAGTTGTCAGTCGATTCACATGCATCTGTGTATCTCTAAAACTATAAAACAATCTACACCCAGGATTCATGGTCTTGATATAATTAGAAAAATGGTCGGTTATTCCATCAACTGTACACCACATCTCGGCTCTATTGTTGATCACGACAAAGTTATCAACTTTGAATGGTAATATTGTTGATAAATCGGCTCTATCGGTGCAAATATAAGCATCAGGATAAAATGTCTTGACCACCGGATGCATCTCTACCACTTCAACATCCGGAAATATATCTCTTATGTAATAGCCTGCGCTACCAAAAAATACAGTTTTTCCTGGTTGGCAATTTTTCATTATGTCATGATCGTACCCATCAATGATTGCCTTTGTTGGATTTTTCCGATTCCACAACCAATATTGATGTTTGAGTCTGCCTATGCGATACCGAATGTATTGTGTTTTCCAGTCAATTTTTTCCAGTGATTGATCAAAGAATTCAATAAGTTTAGTCATAATTTTCTAATAAAGAAATGTCTGTCGGGTATGACCCAGGTAAATGCAGTGCCATGATCCACATAGTCCAATGATAGATCAACAATATCATAACCGGGCAATTGTTTTTTTAGCCATTGTGACACAGCTACATTAAAATTCTCGTCGAGAGTTTGATCATGGTAGCTGTTGTCAATGTTGATATAATGTTTGTTTAGACATAGATACAATTGTGGACAACGATCAAGTTGATTTTTTATCTGCTGTATCAAAACCGGGCAAGGATATCTACTGAATTTCTGATCAGTTATAACAACTAATTCTGCCTCGGAACTGTTGTTGCATCGTGTCATGTCAGTCATATCAACGAATACATCAGTATCCGTTTTGAATTTCACTCGTGTGTATCCATTGAGTTTTACAAAATCTCTGATCTGTTTTTCTCTTCTCAATTGCACCGGCTCGGCAAAAAAGTTCCGTTGTAATCGATTAAAAATACGAGCCCAATGGTACAGTGCCCTTGGGGGGTCAACCACTAATGGTCGGTTTGGAATAAAATTAGTCATAGTGTATATAATAACATATATTCATTCAACAGTCAATAGTGCATGCGCCATTTCAGGAAATGTCTTTGCAAAATCCAATCCTCGATACTGATCGTGTTGATGTAATCGCTGACAGAACTGTTCAAACTGATCGCTGTGATCTGCGTTGGCAATCATTCTGGCCCAGGTACGCACATCTTCATAATGACTGTGAGACAGATGGTTAACAATGTATTGTTTGTTGGGCCATACTGTGGGTCTCATATGTGTAGGACTATGCACCCTGCCCAGCCACGGCCTTGGTAATCCTATATTCGCACACCAGGTGAAGAATTCGTCTAGATAAAAAATATTATAGGCACTTACCGTGTGACTCACGCTGAGTTTGAGATTAGGCAACGGATGTTGTAGATATTTTGCCACATTGGCTTGTGTGACTTCCCAGTTGGCCGGGTAACGTATATATTCGTATTTTTCACCCACACCATCTATGCTGAGTTGGATATCTACTTCACGAAAGTGATTCCATAGCCTCCACCAATCCGCATCCGGGAACACAGTTGCGTTGGTGGTATAGTGCAAGGAGATATTGTGTGCTTGTCCTGATTTGATATAATGAGTCAGCAGTTTCTTTTGTTCTGCTAGCCCACTTAGAAATGGCTCTCCTCCGGGTATGTCCAGATGTATTATACCAGGTGCCTGTGATATAAAAGTTTTGACGAAATCATTTCGATAAAACTTCACCGGCCGAAAATCTTGCCCATATATGTCCAGATATTCTTTGTGCCACCGACTACTGGCATCACTGCTGCAGGTGATGCATTTTAGATTACAAGTGTTTCCAAATGCTATACTGGCAGTGAGCCATTGATCACTGTCCAGTTTATATTGAGCATAGTGTGTGTGCCATCGATCATGATCCAATTGACGTTTACTTTTTATGTTGTTATCTTCATCGAGCTGGCATCGAATACACCCTGTGGGCCAGGTATCTTGAGTGAATTTTTTCTTGAGATCGTCCAAGAAGGCACTGCCGGAATATTGGTCCAATGAATGAGTTTGTATATTGAATATCGGATCGTCAACTGCACGTTGATATTTACAACAAGGCATTATAATTCCTTGAGGATCTATATCAATATTGGTCCAGGGAGAATAGCAAAAGGGCATAGTGTATATAGTAGCATCTTTCAAAAACAAAGTCAAAAAAACAGGCACCTAAGTGCCTGCTATAAAGTTCGGGCGGAGCCAACCTATCCCGAACGTTTCATTGGCTGTGAAGCCATGACTTAAACAATCTGATGCATCACTCGACTCAGATACCAAGCACTGATAACCAAACAGATCCATCCTGAGATAGGCGACTCTTGCTCAAAGCTCATTTTGGCAAACCACCCATTCAGCAACATCCACAAGATTGAGATATCCATATCAGTCTGCTGCCTTCATGCAGGTATTCTCTGCCAGTCGACGCCAGTTGTCGGGACTCAGTTTGCGCAAGTCGGCAATCTTCAACGCCATACGCAGGCTCATCTCACGCAAGCGAACTTGGTTAGTCTCCATAAACTCAAAGATGCTGTCTTGAGTTTCGGGCTCAAAGTCGTAGCCATCAAATAACACGCCGTCTTTGGCAATCTGCTTGATACGCAAGATCTTGTCACGCATGGTGTCCACGGTCAAGTCCAAGTAATGGCAACGACTTTGCAGTGCGTCCAAGTGATCGCGCAGTTTCTGCGATTTCATCTTGTCAAACTTCATGTTGGTGATAAAGATCACTGAGCCTTTGAACTCGAACTGATCTGGGATGCCTTCACGACGCAGTGCGCTAGACTCTGACAACCATGAAATCTTACGCTTCTTGCCCGAATCCAACGCACCCTTGAGCAAGTTCAAACATACGTCGTCGAGCAGGATGCTATCACAGTCATCAAACACCAAGACGCAATTAGGGTCTGAGTATTTGTACAGAGTTTGATACAGGCCAATAGGAGTTGCAGAACCTTTCACAACTTCTGCGCGAAGCCGCTTGCCTGCTAAACGATCGAACAGTGTGGCCTTTTCAATTTCTTGTTCCACGCCGTAGCTCTTGCCAACACCCGGAGGGCCCGACACGATCATTGCGCGGATGTCGCCGCCAATGCATGCCTTGCTCATTTCTGTCAGGATCTCAAAACGCTCGCGTATGCGAGTCATTGCTTCTTCTTCAGTCTCTACCACGAAACTAGATGCCTTGGCAGCGGGTGTGTTCATTTCCACGCTGTCACCACTCACCATCTCGTAGTCAGTGATAGCATCAACACGGATGCGGATTGTGGCAGGGCAATTGGGGAAGGTGCCGTCATTTTGCACGGTTACATAACCGCCTTTGGCACCAGTTTGGAAGCCGCTGACTAGAGCGAAGCTTTGGTTTTTTACAGTTTTGCCGCGATACTCGCCGCGTACGATACGAATTGCACTCATTTGGTTGGCTCCTAATGTGCTGTTGAACTTACTTACTAAGCTGTTAGTATAGCAAAATACCCATTATTGGTCGACCACTTTGTGTCGTATTTTTTACCAACTTTTACTGCGAAATTTGCGACTTTTTTCAGCAATTTGGGTTCTTTTTGCTATATGTGTGCATTGTAGCACGAGCAGAATTAATGGTCAACCGGGGTCAGCGCCATAATTGTGCAATCGTAGGGTCTGATATCTGATGTGGCTTGGGGGATCCGTGGAACACTACCACCGCAGCATCCGGAGAGATTTTGACTCCAGTGGCCGGCGATCGATGCTGGCGGCGTTGGAAATTATATCCGCCATCCAGGCATTGCCATCTAAAACTCTGGAATAGCTTGTCGTCGAAAAATCTACGCTGATTGACATTGAGGGCTTTGGTGATATAATCCTGATCGCCTTGATTGTTTTTGGTCAGTTGGGCAATGTCACCCTTGGAGAACTGATCCCATATCCAGGAAAAATTACTCACATTCCACCACATGAAACTGCTGTTGAATCCTTCGAAGTGTGAGTTTTGTAGATATCTAAAATCTCTTATGCCCCAGAAATAACCGGTGTCATGATTCAACACCCAAGACAAATCTCGCACAACCACTGTGTCTAGATCTAGGTACAATAGGTTACCTGCATGATGTTGGGGGTTGAACATCTGCATTTTGTACCACCAGGATTTTTTTGGTCCTGCGATACCCGGCCATTCAGTCAATATGTGTTTGATCATGTGAGGCGGCACAGATCTGTCATGTTCAGTATACACATGGAAACGGATGCCGCCAGGCAGATTCCGTGTCAACATGTTGTACAGATTTTCTACATAGCGCCAGTTATATCCGGTGCTGTGGATTACACAGGCACAATCGATCATAGTTCCAGACACAGGGCGATTCTTTTTAGCCATAAGCCTTCCGTTAGTTCATCAAGAGTGTATTCAGTATGGCAGATCTCAGTCAACCATTGCTGTCTATCTGCCCGGTATGGTTTTTCTATATCTTCTACAGCAACCGACACTGGTGCGGCCAGACTGGATTCGTGGACCACAGGTCTGCAACCCGATATGGCTGCTTGTATGCCTGGTCCAGAGTTGTAATTAACCACAGCATGATATGCATAATCCATATCAAACCCGTCGTAGGTATTGGGCACAGATCTTGGTATTTCCAATCTTACTCCGGTAGGCAAGTGCGGTAGATTCAATCGTGATCTAGGATGTGGTCGAACAATAATGGGCCGATCGCTCACAGCCTGTAGATCCCGTATGCGATCCAACACCCAGGATTCTTGACTGGGCAAGTCTTGAACCTGCAGGCTACGGCTATGCTGTGCAGCTATCATGATGTCTGGCCTGTGGCTGTTGTTTGTTGATAACTTTACACCCAGCTTGGCCGGGCGATCAGGATCTAGATCTTGTGTGTGTCCGTAATAGCCCTGTGATGTCACATGATTTACTGCAATCTTCCAAGTGCGACCCCTATGTAATGCACCCACTTCAATTATGATTACTGGACGATTCAATCGACGATAATGTTCATACACCTGTTGATTGGCCCGCATGCGACCATTCCATAACACAGACCAAATTATTGCAGCATCAGTATCCCAGGTATTTTCTTTTGTTTGCAACCCGTGAGCATGCAATGCTGTTAGTACTGCTGACATAACAGGAGGGCTGTTCCCAGCTGATTGCGAGGGAAAATAAGATAGGGTTTTTATGCTCACTAAATATCTGAATGAAATACTGTGTAGTTACCACTTTCAATGCCGCCGGTTACGAAAAATACGGTAAACGCATGATTCAAACTTTCTTGCGCACCTGGCCCACGGATGTGCAACTGGTGGTTTATGCTGAAAAATGTGCAGTACAAGAACATGCTGCCAATCTATTAGTACATGATCTTGAATTGGTCAGTCCAGAATTGGTAGCATTCAAAAATACCTGGCGCGATGTGCCCAAAGCCAATGGTGATGTCAGCAACGATCCTGCTCGGTCACGCCGCAAAGATGCTGGCAAAGGGTTCAAATGGGACGCAGTTCGATTTGCTCACAAGGTCTACAGCATCTTCCATTGTGCAAAAAACACACCTTGCGATTGGTTGTTGTGGATGGATGCTGACACCATTTGCCATAGTACAATCACACAGTCCGATCTTGACAGACTGTGCTTCAGTTTGGTTGATCTGTGCTTCTTAGGGCGCAGCCGCAAATATACTGAATGTGGATTGTATGCAATGAGATTGGCAAGTCCTGCGATCCAATCATTTTTACAAAAATTTCAAGCGGCATACGATCATGCCGAAACTGGAATTTTTACCCTAGACGAATGGCATGATAGTTTTGTGTTTGATGCTGTGCGAAAACAATGCAATCTGATCGAATTAGACTGGAGCAGTCATTTGATCTCTGGTGAAGGACATCCTTTGATCAATAGTGATTGGGGTGCATACCTAGATCATCTCAAAGGCGACAGAAAAGATCAAGGGCGCAGTAGAAGAGCAGACTTAAAAGTCAAACGAACCGAAGCATACTGGCAATGAACTGGATCTGTCTAAGTAAAAATGGCGAGGACGAGTACATTGACATGTTTGCTCGTGGTGCCGGCATGGAGCCTACGCCCCTGGAAACTTGGAACTATGCAGACAGCACAGACCCGCTGGTGTTGCGTGGCATCATGAAACACAAGATAATCAAACGCTGTTGGCAGGACAAAAGATTCTTCTGGTATATGGATTCGGGTTACTTGGGCAATCGTCCCAGCATAAAAAATCCCAATGGATGGAAACATTGGCATCGCATCGTGCCTAACAATTTACAGCACGATCAAGTGATACCACGTCCGGCTGATAGATTAAAACAATTAGATCTGCACATGAGGCCGTATCATCAACATAGTCGTGACATATTGATTGTTGCTCCGGATCATAAACCTTGTGCTTTTTATGGGTTTGAATTGGAAGATTGGTTGACTGATGTCAAGACCAAACTCAGCATGTACACAGATCGCCCAATAAAAATACGTGAACGCCCGGCCAGCAGAATGGATCGCAAAACCCAACGTGCCGAAGATTGGCTGGCAGATGTACATGCTGTGGTCGCATTCAACAGCACCGCAGCCACAGAAGCCATAATAGCAGGTGTACCAGTGTTTGCCACAGCACCTTGCAATGCTGCTAACCCAATGAGCAATCACGATCTTTCTAAAATCGAAGAGCCGTGGTTTCCCACAGATGATCAACGCCATGCTTGGCTTTGCCATCTTGCATATGGACAGTTCCATATAGACGAATTTAAAAATGGTATGGCATACCGCATACTTAAACAAACACAGGAGATGATAAATGGCTGAACATTACGGATGGCACTTTCCGGATTTTGAAACACACTTTCCCAAGATGCTGAAGAAAAGTGTGGATAAAGGTCTACTGCCCGAATATCAAGTGGCAGTCCGGAAACGAAGCATTGATCTTTGCAAGTCTCGTGGCATTGCATTAGACATCGGTGCCAACGTGGGACTATGGAGTCGAGATTTAGTTAAGAATTTTGCCAAAGTTATCGCATTCGAACCAGTGGGATTATTTAGAGAATGTCTGGAAAAAAATGTCTCAGGTGATAATTTTTTCATCAGTCCAATGGCACTAGGAGATCAGGACAGTCGAGGAACCATGATCATAACTGAAGAGAATAGTGGGCATAGCCATTTGGATCCTGCTAGCATGGGCACCGGGGATGTGCAGATTGTACGTCTTGACAATTTAAATTTGCAGGGTGTGGACTATATAAAGATTGACTGCGAAGGTTATGAATATCGTGTGTTGCAAGGTGCAGAACAAACAGTAAAACGCTGCCGACCCATCATGGTGATTGAACAGAAACCGCACGATGCTTACAGCAAAGAGTACGGGCAATTTGCTGCTATTAAATTGTTGGAATCCTGGGGCATGGTCAAACTAGATCAAGTCAGAGATGATTGGATCATGGGATGGATGTAGAAAACCCATCCAAGGGTGCAGAAGATTCCGCAGCCTGGAATCGCAAATGGTCTCACGAACGCTATGTGACCAAACGCTGTGCCAGCTTTGAAATTGTTGATGCATATTTAAATCAACCCGTCGGTAGATTGCTAGATATAGGATGCGGATTTGCTTACGACAGCAGATGGTTCAACGAAAAATATGGCACAGAACTTTGGCTGTTAGATGGAGATGCTGGTGCCAATGCTGCCAAGTCAGAATCAGCCAGTTATGGCAACTGGAATACCACCAGCAGTGAGCTAAAGTTTTATCACACATTTGAATTTTTAGATTCAAAACTACAAGAGCTAGGTACAAAGAATTATCACCTTGTCGATGCTAACAATATCAACATACCTGATGATGTTAAGTTTGATGTCATAACCAGTTGGCTCAGTTGCGGGCATCACTATCCTGTAAAGACTTACATAGAACTCATGAAGAGACATTCACATGCCGGCACTAGAATTATTTTAGACATTAGATGCAAAGGCCCTGA